CTTTTGAAGCAAAAGCAAGAGGCCAACAAAAAGAAAAAGGCAAGAAGGTGACGCCATGATAAAAGACTATCTCAACCAAACCGCCACATGGCACTATGTCACTGGCATGAACGAATACGGCGAGCCATCAACCAGCAGCAAGTCAATCAAGGTCCGCTGGGAAGGAAAGCGTAGATTGGTAAGAGCCAACGAAGGCCGGGAAGTTGTTTCTGAAGCAAGGGTATTTTGCACTGATTCCGTAAAGCCGGGAGACGAACTGGAGTTTGACGGGCGCAGGTGGCCGGTGATTGCTGTATCCACGATTCCTGACCTGAGCGGCAAGGAAGCTCACAGAGAGGTGGCTGTCTGATGGCTAAAAAATGGCGTATTAAAGAAGCCGTGAAGATAGCAGAGGAAGCTGGGCTGAAAGCACTGCGGACCGGTGCAGAGGCAATACTCACTGAGGCAATAGATGAAACGCCGATTGACACCGGGACTTTACGCCGCAGCGGTACCGTAACCGTCGGGGCGCTGCCGGACGGGGCGCAGGTGTATGAAGCTGCTGAATCCGGGAGAGACATGAAGGATGCATTTCCCGGCCCGGAAGGTAAGGAAAAGGCTGTATATATCAGCTTCAATACGCCATACGCCCGGCGACAGCATGAGGAATTGGGATATAACCATCCCCGGGGCGGCAAGGCAAAGTATCTTGAAGATCCGTTCAACCGGAACAAGAAGAAAGTCCTCCAATATGCCGAAAAGCAAGTCAAGAAAGCGCTGGAAAAAGCGAATTGAGGTGATGCCGATGTGTTAAAAGAAATAGGCACATACCTTCAGTCTCAGGGGATAGGAACCCTTGGGGCTAATTTATTTTTGGGCTTGATGCCGGATCAGCCGGACAACTGCATTGCACTCTTTGAATATGCCGGCAGTCCTCCAGACTTACACTGGCCCGGTGAGTATCCGGGTTTGCAGGTGAGGGTGCGAAACAAAAGCTATGCGGCTGCAAGGACAAAAATCGGAGAGGCCATGACCGCATTGCATGGGCTGCATGAGCAAACGCTGTCCGGCACTCGGTACCTGCTTATCAAAGCCCGGGGCAGCCCAGAGGTATTGAAACGTGATAACAACAACAGGGTAGAACTATTTGTGAATTTTGAAATTATAAAGGAGAGTGATCAATAATGGCAATAGCAGGATATGGTGGCGGTGTTTACATTGGTGACACGCCGAAGAAGGTTGCAGAAATCGCAAACTGGAGTCTTGACATGAGCGCAGATGATATTGACATCACCAGCTTTGACTCCGAGGGCTGGAGAGAAAGAATACAAGGCATAAAAGAATGGTCCGGATCTTTTGAGGGCAATTTCAAGCCGGATGACACAGACGGGCAAGCATCCCTAATAAATGCCTGGCTTACCGGGCAGAAAGTAGAGCTGGAGTTGCAGGTAAACGCTTCTGTGAAGTTTTCGGGAGACGCGTTGATAACTCCCAGTATCGAGACACCGGTTGACGACAAGGCAAGTTTCAGCTGCGACTTCTCCGGAACCGGTCCGCTGACACCGACACTTGGTGGCGGTAGTTAATGGCTATCAGGGGAATTGTGGGGGCGGTGTATGCAGATGAAGCCGCCCCTGTCTCTGAAAACATCGCTTTGTTATTCGACTGGACCATTGAAGCCAAACACAGAAAAGAATACACCTATGGGCCGGAGTTGCACGGCATACCTACTGGTTGGCATGTGGCAGTACAGGCCTACTGGGCAGAAAAGGATCTGCAACAGGATAATGCTTTTATCCGGCTGTTCATTGGTAAAGGCGAAGATAAGCGTTGTCTGGCAGGGCAAATCGAACTTCCTAAGATAAAAATGACCAAAGATATATGCGAAGAGGTATTGAGATTAGAGGGCATAGGCCCGATAGTACAGGAGGGATAACATGCCGAGAAATAAAATCGTGAAATTTGCAGACAAGGACATAGACGTAAAAGAAAAGAAGATTGGGGAGCTAGAGATACTGGTGCGCGAATTGTTCCCCAGCACAAAGGGCAAGCTGAAAAACCTTGACAAAGCCCTGAATGACCTGGAGCTGGACTGGGATCTGCTGTATAAAAAGCTGCCCGTGGTGTTCCCGGACATTACAGAAGATGACGTGAAAAACGCTTACATGAGCGACTTGGAAAAGCTGCTGGGAGCATTTATTGACGTAAATTTTTTCGCGCTGAAGCAGATGATACCGAAGCTGATGCTTTTGGCTCAGACTGGCTCACAGCGGAAGTAATCGTACTGCTTGCGAGAGAATTCGGCTGGACGCTTGACGAGATGCGGCGGCTGTATCCGAGCGAGCTTAAGGCGATTCTAAAAGAGCTACAAAAGCAAAAGCTAGTAGACGAATATGCAGAGCAAAAGAATAAGTGGGCATTCCTGGCGGCGGTTATGGCAAACTGCACTGCTGCGCTATCAAGAGTATTCAGCGGTAAAAAGAACAAACCAAAACTTGTGAAGCCAGACGACTTTATAAGCAAAGAATTTGAAAAGCTCATGCAGCAGATATTAGGCACAAAAGAACAAAAGAAAGACAAAAAGTATGCGAAACACATACAGGACGCAAAAGCAAAAGAGCTGAAAGGACCGTGGTGAGTAGTCCTTTTTTGCCGTATAAAGGCAGGTGAGATAGGATGACAGTCGGGCAGGTTATAGCAAAGTTGGGCGTTGACCCGAAAGAATATGAAAAGGGCTTGCGAAAGGCAGAAAAGCAGGCTAACAAGGACGGTACCAAAATTGGCACAATATTCAAAAATGCTTTTTCCGTGACGATCGGAGTGGGAATGTTTGAAGCCTTAAAAAAGGGCTTTAAATCCACAGTGGGGACGGCGATAAGTTTCAACTCCATGCTCCAGACCGCGCAGATTGGATTTGCAACCATGCTTGGCAGCGCGGAAAAAGCACAGAAGTTCCTTGAGGACATGGCCGATTTTGCAGTAAGGACGCCTTTTGAATACCCGGAACTGCTTGAAGCTTCAAAGCGGATGCTTGCCTATGGATTTGCTGCAGAAGAAGTGCTACCCACGTTGAGGGCTGTTGGCGATGCATCGGCGGCGCTTGGTTCAGGCTCTGTTGGAATTGACAGGATAACCCTTGCATTGGGGCAAATCCGGGCGAAAGGCAAGCTCTCTGCTGAGGAAATGAGGCAGCTCACAGAAGCCGGTGTCCCGGCATGGCATATCTTGGCTGAAGCAATGGGTACAACCGTGCCGGAACTGCAAAAGATGGTTTCAAAAGGACTAATACCCGGATACAAGGCCGTTGAGATGCTAACAGCGGGCATGACAAAGCGCTTCGGCGGCATGATGGCGTCAATGGAAAACACCTGGCAAGGCGTTACATCGAGCATCAAAGACATCTGGCGAATGACTGTCGGGACGCTGACGCAAAACCTGTTCGGCGGACTGAACGCCATGCTTATAAAAGTCCGCGACTTCATGGCGGCGTTCTATTCGTACCTGCAAGGCATCCTCGGCAAAAAGGCAAAACAATCGACCGACGCCCTTGTCGGCAGCACAAAGGCGCAGGCGGCAGCTATAACCGAAGTTGGAGACGCAACAGATGATGCCGCTAAAAAGGCGAATAAGAACCTGCAGGCATTTGATGAGGTGCATCAGTTGCAAGAGGAAATGAGCGATACGGCTGCAGGGGGCATGCTGGCAATGCCGGAAACAGGCGCCGTGGCTCCGCTTGAGACGGAGGACGCAGGAGAATCCGAGACATTCACAAAAATGCAGGAAACACTGGAGAAACTTGCCGTCCTGTTTGGCCCTGCAATAGATGGGTTTAACAGGCTCAAGGAAGCAGCAGGACCTGTAATACAAAATATTGGCGAAGGACTTAAATGGTTTTACGACAATATTCTTGTACCCTTTGGAACGTGGGTAATATCCGAAGCTGTACCATCGTTTATGGATTTACTGTCTGGCGCTCTTGATGTTCTTAATCCAATATTGGAGGTGTTCAAATCTCTTGGACAGTGGCTGTGGGAAAGCTTTTTACAACCTGCCGGTGAATGGGCGGGAGAAACGCTTTTGAATGCATTAGATTGGCTTGCAGATGCATTAACAAAGATTGGAGATTGGATGTCCGAGCATAAGGGAGTAATTGAGGCCATAGCCATTGTCGTCGGAAGTTTTGCAGCAGCTTGGGGGCTTGTCAATCTTGCAATAGGAATATGGAATGTAATTGGTGCAATTGCTACTGGAGTTACAACGGCATTTGGTGCGGCTGTGGCATTTCTTACTTCGCCTATCGGATTAGTTGTGCTTGCTATTGGTGCCGTTATTGCAATAGTAGTCCTGCTCATTAAGTATTGGGACGACGTTAAAGCGGCAGCCAAAGTAGCGTGGGAATGGATCAAAGAAACGTGGTCCAAGGTGGCGGATTGGTTTCAGAAGAAAGTCATTGACCCGGTTAAAAATGCCTTTAACAAGCTCGGAGAAGGCATCTCAAAGATATGGGAAGGCATCTGGGACAGCGTTAAGTCCTTCATTAACGGCATCATTAATGGCTTAAATAAGCTGATTAAAGGACTTAATAAAGTCCAATTCGACATTCCGGATTGGGTACCTCTGCTCGGCGGAAAGACCTTCGGCATTAACATACCCGAAATCCCGAAACTCGCTACCGGCACAAACTACGTACCGCAGGATATGTTTGCATATCTCCATGAAGGCGAGGCTGTTGTGCCTAAGAAATACAATCCTGCAGCAGCGGGATTAACCGCTGAGACAATAGAGCAGGCAGTATACAGAGCATTTATGAGCGCATTAAGAATCATGCAAGCCTCAGCAAGACAGGATGATAAGGAATTGGTGCTCAAAATCGACAATACCGTACTGGCAAGGATGCAACTACCCGCTATAATCCGAGAAGGCCAGCGGCAGGGCCTGAATCTTGTAGTTCAACCGCAGGGGGTGTAGATTATGTTAAAGATTGCAGGAGTAACAGTTAAAACACCTTCGGAGCTTAAAGTAGGGCGATTTGACATAACTAAATCCAATAGGGCGGCCTCCGGTAAAATGATGATGGAGTTAATAGCTACAAAGCGCAGGGTGGACGTGGTTTGGAAGATGCTGCCTGACAGCGACCTAAAATTGATAATAGACACTATAACGGCCAACAAGCCGTTTTTTAGCTTGGAGTACCCCGATGCCGGAGGCGCAAAGACAATGACCTGTTATGCAGGGGACATTGTAACCAGCCTTTGGCACACGAAAAACGGTGTCAGGTATTGGGAAGAAGTAAGTATACCCTTTATTGAACAGTGAGGCGGTGATATATAGGTGTATCCAGTAACAACAGACTTTCTTGACAAGATGAAAGCCGACAGGCGGCACATAATGGCCCGGGTTGTGATAAATTACACAGACCCATTTATTGATCAGTCGATTGAGATTGAAGCCAGCGAACAGGCTAATGTATCATACCCGCAGCAGAGCGTCGACGGCGTGGACCAGACCACCCGCAAATACGCCTGCCTCGACGGTACCTGGGACTTGACAACAGGGGAATATCACCTTGCGCCATTAGCCAACATGCTGACACGGTATCAAATGGGCTGGTGGGGAGCACAGTTTGCCGACCAGGACGGGTATTTTGCTTCTCCATATCCCACATTGACCGTCAGGCACTTGCCTAGGCCAATACGGCAACTTAAGGTGGTTGGCGACACAGCAAGGGAAGAATATCCAGTTGATTTTAACATCAGGTTATATAGTCCGGACGACACACTCCTAAAAACAGAAACGGTGACCGGCAACGACCAGGTAAGCTGGAGCAAGGCATTAGAGCCGCAGGTGTTGGACGTGGCAAAACAGGTATTGGAAATAACGAAATGGAGCCTGCCTGGTACTTGTGCTAAAATTATTGAGTTTTTCACATCGATTCGTGAAGTATACGAAACCGGCGATCTGGTGAGCATACGGCTTTTGGAAGAGCGGGAAGTCTCCCAGGGCAGCTTGCCTGTTGGCAATATATCAGCGAACGAAGTTACAATTGCCTTGAACAACGAGAGTAAGAAGTTCGACATTGACAACGAAGATTCTCCGCTGAAAAACCTGTTGAAGCCGAACAGGAGGATACAGGTGTGGCTGGGAATTGACGTGTGAGAAGGTGGGTACAAATGGCTAAAATCAAGATTGACCAGCTTGCCGGTGAAACCTGGGCGAAGATTAGGGTTTTGAAAATCCAAGAAATGGAGTGGTTATAAATGTCTGAAAGCAAAATCAAGATTTATAAAAATAACCCAACCGCAGGAGGCACAGACGGTACACTTGTTTCAAGTGGCACCGGACTGGATCCGATTGAATCCGGCGCAATCAAAGTACCTGAATTAGGTTACGCGGAAGGAAACTGGATTAAACTTGCCGTGCGTTGTGATCCTGGCTACGAAACAGTTGAAGATTCTTCACGCCATGCGCGAATCGGTATTGTAGATTCAGAAAAAGTAACGATGTGGCAGCTTGCTCCTGACAATAGTGGACAGCCAGGGACGGCTGAAGATTGGGGAGACCCGCTTGATTTCTTAACAAAAATCGGTGCAACAAATACAATCTTCTGGGCCAGAGCAAGAGTAGCGTCTACGGAAGAACCGGCGAATGATGAAAGTGTGCATATTCAGGTTGCGGCAACCATAGGAGCAACAAGCTAGGGGACAAGCTAGGGGGGCGGTGAGTAATCGTGGCTACTATAAACCCTAACCAAGATTATGACATTATCCATACCCTGACATTTTCGGATGCGTTAGGAAACTGCCCGATAAGGCTATACAGGGGTTCTTCGTCTAATTATACTGGCACGGTATATTATCGTGCCGGGACTAGCGGAGACTGGACTTCTCTATCTGTCTCAGGCACAAGCACCACTTTCCCAGTAACTTCCACTACAATGCAGATAGCCCACAACTGGAATAAGTCAGGTAATAATTATATGACGCCCTCGTTTCGGGATGCAACAAATATAACCAGTATCGCCATTTCCCAAAAGTCGTCCCTGACTGGGACAATGGGGAATTATTTCATGTATGCCTATGCTCGTGACTGTTCCTCCCTCACCTCGCTCGCTGTCCCGGATACTAGCAGTCTTGAGAGTGTGGGAGATTCTTTCATGCAATAC